CCAATGGCTGCGCCTGCTGATTGCACAGATGCATAGGTAGTAGGATTTACATTTACCCAATTTGTAGGATTTGCAAGTTCTCCGTTAATTTGATCTAATTGCCCTGAGCTCTTAAGAGCTTCCATTTTCATTGCATGTTGTGCAATGTTTGCAGGGTTGTTAGCTACAGTATCTGCTTGTCTTATATACACTCCTTTAGTGTCAGTATCTAATCTATCTGCAATGATACGCATATCATATTGGATATCTTCAAATATAGATGCTATTTCTCTAAGACATGCCTGGTGTGCTAAATCATGGTCAATATGAACGTGATCCGGAGGACTACTACCCGGATCAGTATCAATGTCTGTATGATTAACCGTGGTTTGGCCAGTACCTTCAACGGTCGCTTCTTCAAAAATATTGCCGGGTCTTGCAGCCATGGTTGTCCTCGCTCTATATTACTATATATTTAGCCGAGGTTTTAGACCATTTGAATATTGCTGGTACTCGTAGTGTATTGTTTTGCGATATCTGATTCTGTTTTAGCAATACAACTTACTGTGGATGCTAAAACGTTAAATTTAGCATCTGGTGATACACTATACATATATGGCGCCAATCCTAGGCCTTGCTGTTGCATAACCAATACCATAGGTTTATGTAGTGTAAATTTTGTATCTGATTCATCTTCGAGACGAGCAACAATCTCTTCGCCTGAGCTTAGTTTTAGAGACACGGTGTCTCCGTTTTTGTATGGGGTTTCAATTAACATATTATAAAGTGTATCCTGTTCCGTTATATCCGGTGTTATCAATGTATTCTATCATTTGTTCGTAGCCGCCTACACTTGTTCCGCTTATCTTAATTTGCGGGAATGTTCTTGCTGTAGGAAACTGTTCAAACAATTCTTCACGAGTAAAATCTGTGTCTAATGTATAGTACTCAAATTTTAGATTATACTTTTCACAAAATGCTTTTGCCTTTGTACAACTTGGACATGCTGGCTTGCCATAAATTTCAATCATAATGAAAAGCCTTTTAATGAGTCCTTGTCTACGTCTTGTTTGATGCCGCCAATGATATATGACTCTACTTCAGTCTCTTGTGGTGCAACTTGTAGCCCAGAGCTACTTAACCAATGTGTAGTCCATGGAAGCGGGTTAGTGTTTACTGGTTGGTCAAATATTGCATTGAAGCCTAGAGCCTTTAGTCTACGGTTAGCAATGTACTCTACATATTGATGTAACAATGTACTGTTGAGTCCAATCATGCTTCCGTCTTTGAACAGGTAGTCTGCCCAATCTTTTTCTTCTGCAACACACTCGCGCCACAGATCGTATACTTCTTCTTGGCATTCTTTTGCAATCTTGGCCATTTCTGGATCGTCTTTGCCTTGCGACCACAACTTCAATACGTGTGTGCTTAGTGCCAAGTGTTGTGCTTCGTCTCTAGCAATAAGACTAATAATCTTAGCTGAACCTTCCATTAGCTTTAGTTCTCCAAAGCCAAATGTACATGCAAAACTTACATAGAAACGCAAGCCTTCTAGAATGTTTACAGTCTGCATAGCAAGATACATTTTCTTTTTTACATCTCGCATACTGCCTTCGCCACGGTGTGTGTAAGCATCAGCTGCTTCTGTAAATGCATCATAGTGTTTAGTAACACTTGTTGCACGAGCAATAATCTTCTCGTCATCTAGAATAGTGTCAAACACTTCTGCAGGGTCAGCATACACGTTCTTCATAATATGTGTGTAGCTACGTGAGTGAATTGTTTCAAAGAAGTCCCAAGTAACAATACAACCTTCTAGTTCAGGAAGTGAAACATGCGGCAAAAATGCCAGGCATGGACCACGTCCTTGGACACTGTCGAGCAGTGTTTGATACTTTAAGTTAGCTGTAAAGATATGCTTCTGCTCTGGACGGAAGTTAGCAAAGTCAGCACGATCTTTTTGTAGACTTACTTCTTCTGGACGCCAAAAGTATCCAAGCATAGTTTGATTTAGTTTATCAAACACTGGAAACTTAAACACATCATAACGCTGTGTATTTTGATCTGCACCGAAGAACATATTCTGTTTGGTGAAGTCTACTTTTTCTTTATTAAAAACGGTCTTTGCCATTTGTCTTCCTCTGTATGTCTGTCTTACTATATCAGTATAGTAGTTCTATGCGGTTTTGTCAACCATTAAATTGCACATGCTTCACATTCTTCATCATCTTCTGTTATAGATTCTGGCTGTAATTCAACTTGCGGCTTTTCATCTTCCAATTCACTTGGATCAGTTTTGTAATCGTAGGTGTTTTGATAGTAAGATGTTTTCCAACCATACTTGTATGTGTTTAACAAATCTTTTATCATTACACTCATTGGTACCTCATTGTTTTCAAACTGCGTAGGATTATAACTCCAATTTCCTGATATAGCTTGATCAAAAAACTTCTGCATTACTGCAACAACATTAATGTAACCTTCGTTGTTTGGCATATCCCAAAGCAAAGAATAATAATTCTTTAGCGTTTGATACTGTGGAACAATCTGCTTAAGAGGCCCTTTCTTGGACTTCTTAACGGACAAGTAGCCTCTAGGAGGTTCGATTCCATTTGTTGCGTTCGACACAACGGAACTGCTTTCCGAAGGCATTTGTGCGGACAAAGTGCTGTGCCTAAGTCCGAATTCCAATATGTCTTTCCTAAGAGATGCCCAATCATAATTAAGTTTATTTTCTACAATAGTATCAACATCTGTCTTATATGTATCAATAGGAAGGATGCCGTCGCTGTATTTAGTGCGGTCAAAGTAGTCACAAGCGCCTCTTTCCTGCGCTAAATTGTTGCTGGCTTTAAGCAAATAGTATTGGAACGCTTCAGTTAAGTCATGTACTAACTTCCATGCTTCTTTATCACTGTATTGTACTTTATTCTTAGCAAGGAAGTGCGCTAGTCCAATGTAGCCTATACCTAATGAACGTCTTGCTTTTGTGCTAATTTCAGCTGCCTTGATTGGATACTTTTGGTAGTCAATAATTTCTTCTAATGCTCTAACTGCTAGATCGCATAATTCTTCTAAGTCGTCTAACTGTCTAATAATACCAACGTTGATTGCTGACAAAATACATAGAGCAATTTCACCTTCTGGATCATCAATGTGTGTCAAAGGTTTTGTTGGAAGTGTAATCTCTTGACACAAGTTGCTCATGTAAACTGTGTCCTTGAATGAACTGTGTGTGTTACAGTGATCAACATTCATAATATAAATGCGTCCTGTTTCTGCACGTTCTTTAATTAGAGCAGAAAACAATTCCATTGCCGGAATAGATCTTTTCTTAATACTTGTAGCACGTTCATACTTTTCATAAAGTTCTTGAAACTTGTCTGCATCACCAAAGTATGCTTCGTACAGTCCAGGCACATCATGTGGTGAGAAAAGAGTTATGTCTCCACCGGACAACAACCTTTCATACATTGTTTTGTTAAGTTGAATCGAATAGTCTAGCTTACGTACTCTGTTGTCCTCTGTACCTTTGTTGTTCTTAAGTACAAGGATGTCTTCAATCTCTTGATGCCAAAACGGGAAGTGTGTAGTAGCACTACCACCGCGTACACCATTTTGCGTACAACAACGTACAGTTGATTCAAACTTTTTTAAGAATGGGACTATTCCTGTGTGGGCAACTTCTCCACCCCTAATTTTTGAATTAACGCCTCTGATTCTTCCCGCGTTAATGCCAATTCCTGCTCGTTGGGCTGTATAGCGTCCAATAGCCATGTCACTGGCAAAAATACTATCGAGAGTATCGTCACTGTCAACAAGAACACAACTAGCAAACTGGCGAACAGGGGTACGCACACCAGCCATAACGGGTGTAGGTATGTTGATCTTAAATAATGAGGTCGCATCATAATATCTCCTTACGTAATGCATACGTGTTTCTTTTGGGTAGTTAGCAAACAATGTTGCTGCGATCATCATGTACATCATTTGAGGAGTTTCAAAAATTTCTCCAGTAGAACGATCCTGACATAGATACTTGTCAACCACTTGACGTAGTCCAGCATAAGTAAAGTTCTCATCTCGCTTGTGACGAATGTAACTATCTAATGTTGTAATCTCGTCTGCTGTGTATGACTTTAATATAGCCGGGTCGTATACACTACGCTCAATATTACTATTAATATTTTGCTGTAATGTAATAGCATTGTACTCGCCAAAGACCATTTTGTTTACACCATAAGATAGTAAACGTGCTGCCGCATATTGATAGTTTGGATTGTCTAAACTAATAAGATCGTTTGCGCTACGTACTAACACTTCTTGAATCTCAGCAGTACTCATGCCATCGTAAAATTGTAAATTGGCGTTCATTTCAATTTGACTTGAACTTACTCCAGCTAAGTTCTCACATGCATGTTCCACAACTTTGTGGATCTTGTCAATGTTGAGTGATTCTTTAGTGCCGTCACGCTTGACGATCATTGTTCCATTAGACATTTCTTTTCCTCTTTGTTATTTGATATTTAGTGAAGTGGCGGCATCTTATATTCAAGTTCAGAGTAGACAGTTTGTGGTAAGTCTTTTCTATGAACATAAGAGTCTCCGTTGAAACCAACAACAAAATTATCTATCATTAGTAGGTAATGAGTATCTGAGTTTTTGTTGTCTCGTGTTATGTTTATCTCAAAATTCGAGGTAGATAAACGATCTGTTAACTGTAAAGAATAACATATTGCAAGGATTTTTACAAATTTACAATAGACATTTTCCTCTAATAATTGCCAAGGATCAGGCCATGTGCTTTGTGTATATGGATCAATTGCAAGTGTAGTTAATGGTGCTTGGTTATAGAAGTCGATAGCGGTTTGTATAGGGTCATCACACACTTCTAACATGTCTCTAAACTCGCGCCAGAGAGACATTCTATCTTCAAATTTTTTGTCAAACATTAATTTTTACACATCATGCTTTTGTTTTTAATTTATAATGAAACTCTCCAATATCACTAGGCGTAGTGTTTCTTGCCTTAATTGATATAGTAGCTGTTCCATCGTCTACAG